TGTGACCGAACCCGGAGAGCCTACAGCCTCCGATCCTGTAACATTCACGTTTGCCTCTGCGACAACAGTTACGCCACCAACAGAGCCTGTGGCCGCAAGGCCAGAAACAGTTACATTAGAATCTGCTGTGGTCGTGACTGCACCGACAGAGGATGTTGCCTCAAGGCCAGTAACTGATGTATTTGAGTCCGCCGTAACGACTACAGAGCCTACATTGCCAGTGCCAGCCACCCCAGTAGGGGTAACAACAGCCTCCGCGGTGATTGTGACCGAACCCGGAGAGCCTACAGCCTCCGATCCTGTAACATTCACGTTTGCCTCTGCGACAACAGTTACGCCACCAACAGAGCCTGTGGCCGCAAGGCCAGAAACAGTTACATTAGAATCTGCAACGATTGTTACAGAGCCAATCTGTCCGGCTGCACCCGCGTTCGTAATAGAGTCTTCGCCAAAGGCGAGTTGACCCCACGTCCCCCGTCCCCAGCCGGAAAAGGGGACGATAACGTCAGTCATTAGGCTATCCGAAGGATCGCGTTAGAAGCATCCGCTGTTGGGAATACGACAGTAAAGTCACCACTCGTAGATGTCTTGTCTGAACCAAAGTCCAAAATAACCACCGCTGGATCACCCGCCGCTGATTCATTGTAGATCAGCGCACCACGGGCCGTAATCGTTGAAGACGCCCATGTTGTGTCTGCAAAATCAGTGAAAGCCGTAGTTCCAGAGCTTGTTGGATCAATCCGCGTTAGCGTATTGCCGCCAGCTACATAACCTGTCCCTGTTATTTCGTTAGAGGTGGTATAGGCAGCAGTTGCCGCCGTAAAGGACGCGTTGTTGTCATACAAAGCAATCTTAAAGGTGTCTCCACCGCTTAATAGAAAGTTATGCACGGCCTCAAGAATCTCTTTCTTAAAGCTCGTACACATGAAGTTACCTGTAAAGGCCATGTCACAATCTCCTTATAAGTTTGACATTTGTTCGGTTTAAGTCGCCTATCATGTCTTTTCTCGCAGAATAAGACCTGTTCGATAAGCGTCAGTGACCTCTTGTGATTCACCGAAGTTTTTGACGCGAGAAAGCGCCTCAGTGAACCTCTGAGTGTAGTTTTGAACTAGATCGGCCTCACCCTTCATGAAGGTATAAGCCTCAATCAGAGAGCCGTACAGCATGGACACAGAAGCATTAGTGCTCAACCATGTGGTTCCGTCCTCAGCGCCAGCAGTTGCCGCCGTAAAGGACGCGTTGTTGTCATACAAAGCAATCTTAAAGGTGTCTCCACCGCTTAATAGAAAGTTATGCACGGCCTCAAGAAGCTCTTTCTTGAAGCTCGTACACATGAAATTTCCTGTAAAGGCCATGCCTAAGTCTCCTTATCGTTTACAAGTTCAAGTTTCATTGTTTCGGCCTAATTAACATACCAGTCCGATATTCATCTGTTACTTCTTTACTTTCGCCAAGCATTTTCATGCCAGATACGGCTTCGGCAAATCTTTTTTCGTACATAGCCATCATATCAGCCTCACCCTTCATAAAGATGTAAGCTTCCATCAAGCTGCCGTACAACAAAGCTATTTCCGCGTTTTCACTAAGCCACGTGGTCCCATCTTCCGCGCCAGCCGTCAAACTAGCAGGCCGGTAAAAGTAATGTAGTTCTACGGCCGAAGAAGCGTCTGGGGTAGGGCCCAAAACAAAGTTATCTACGTCAAAAACAGCATAATAACGAGGGCTGCCCGTCGTCGTCGCGTCCGGATTAAAAGATTGGACAAAATCCACGTCTTTAAAGTCCAAAAACACATGGTCTCCGCTCGCATCTATAAAAGAAAGCGAAAAAGAAGCCAAATAATCACTAGGACAAGCCAAATATTTGTTAGAAGCGGACATTGATCCGCTCACATTCTTTTTAAACAGGCTTAATTGAACGTTTTTAAGAATCCGTTCTTCCGCCTGCGTGATAAAAAGAGGCAAATTGTTGACGAAAGTGGTTTCTTCGTTCTCAGTATAGTCCTGAATAGCCTGTTTTAATTGTGCATATGTAAAGCTCATGTCACCACCGTCACTGATCCAACCTGTCCAAAGCCCGTTGCGGGCCGGAGGGCGGGGTTTTCTACCAAAGGCACACCAACATAAACGTCCATGGGCTCTACCCGGTCAGGGCGAGCGTTCTGTAACGCTTCGGGGTCTGAAACTTTACGAAAAGGCCCTAATTGGGGCTGTTTAGGCTCAAATTCGTCCGGGCCAACTAGCAACCCGTTCCATTCTTTGCGCATAAGTCGATACCGATACCGTTGCCCGGATCGGTCCGATATAGCCCATGAATTTTTACCGGATGCAAACTTAGACATTAGCCCACCCTGTAATATTGATAATTAGGAACGACGTTAAACGACGAACGATCCCGATCTTCTGTGGCTGCGCGGTCAAACTCTTCTTCATATACTGCTTTCAGCATTTGAACACGGTTAGGAGCCCGCTTTAAAGCGATATAATAAGCCAATCCCGCCGCCAAACACGGATAAAACCTAAACGGAAGGTCCATGGTGTTGGTGTATATGTCCGCATCATCCATACGGGTCAAAGCGTCATAATACACAACATCCGTGGCATTGTCCGGAACAGGCCACAAGTTTAAAACCGGCGTAACTTGCCGGTCTAAGAAAAACTGATTTACGCGGCCTTGAGTAGCTTTGTTTGGGATTGTAAGAAACCCATCACGGCTTAGACGGTCCAAAGAATAATCTGTCCCGTCGCGTTGAACAATGACAGACAATACGTCAATAACGTCATTGCCTAGTTCATAAGAACCATCACCAACAACCATTGCTACGGTCCGCTGCTTAATGGTCCATTGGTTCAAACCACGGTTAGCCCAATCCGCAAGCATAAGATTTAACGACCTTTTGGCCGTCTTTAGGTCATAACCGGTTCGTACCTCTAAGCCGCAACGCTCAAAAGCTTCTTCAACGTACTCAGCTACGTCTAAATCAAAATCTTTGCTATTAGAGGTAGTCATTACCGTTTCCTATTCGTCTTTGCGGTTTTAGCCGACAGCTTGAACGCTTTTGCCGTTGGAGCGCCCTTTGCGCCGGGTTTTCGCATCTTCTCGCCCGAACCCGCAGCAATGCGGGTTCGTTTAGCTTGAATGTTCGAGTATAAACCGGGCTTCTTTCCCATCAGGCATTCCTTACTACACAGCTTTTGTTGCCGACTTTACCGCCGCTGCCAAATTTCTTGACCATACCGCCGCCACGCATTTTCTTAACCATGCCGCCACCGCGCATCTTTTTAACCATGCCGCCGCCACGCATTTTCTTAGGTTTCATCGCCATTTTTTAGCCCCCTATAAAGGTTTTCCCGCTTTGCATAGATTTCGCGAGCATTATATTCTGCGTCATAAGTATCATAGTAGCCCTTTTTTGACAACTTGTCTGCCGCTTCTTGCAGTTTTGACAACCGTTGCACAAAAATCAAGGAATAAGCTTCTTCCACGGTAGCGTCGAACTCAATGTCCGCTACAAAGTCGCTCGCGTCGTCTTCTGGGTGAAAACCCATAACCCAGATGTCTTTATCAATAAACATCCCCTCAGAAATCACTGTGTTCAAATCGTCCAAATATTCATGGAAAGCTTCCGGGGCCGTTTCAACCGTTAAGTCTACAATGATGGCTAATTCAAAATTGTCATCAAAGCTAGAAACAGTGCGGTACAAAACTTGGTTACTACTTTCGTATTTAAAAAGTACAGCAACTTTTTCGTCCAGCCACGCTTGTTTTGCATAAGGACACGGCGGAAGGTCGTTAAAATACGGGTTGCTTTTTTCTAAAACTTCTTCGGACCACTGCATTAACTCGGATACAATGCTTGCCTCTTTAGGGTTGCCGAAAAAAGAAAGGTTCATTTCTACTTCACCACGCTTTGCAGGACCAGTATCGGGCGCTGAACTTGTCTTTTGCCGTATCACACGAATGACGGGCTCGAAAGTTTTTACGACGGCCGGGTTGGTCTTTTTTAAT